GAAGAGCATTCACAATCTCAGAATGGAGACCCCCCTTGGTCCAGCAGAAAACCGGCACTTCATCAATGAAAACCGCCGACATTGAGCCCTATTACCGGAACCCGCGAGTCGGGAATGTCCCTCTGATCGTCGAGTCGCTCAAGGCGCATGGACAGTACAAGCCCCTTGTGGTCAACCTCGGCACCAAGACCGGCCGCGCTAATGAGGTGCTTGCCGGTAACCACCTCCTGCAGGCCGGCCTCAAGATCGGGCTCGAGGAGATGCTGGTGCACCTGGTCGACGTCGACGACGACGAGGCGGCCCGGATCGTGCTCGTTGATAACCGCGCCAGCGACAAGGGCTCCTACGACCTCGAGGGGCTCGCCGGCTTGCTCGGCGATCTGCCCGACCTGGACGGCACCGGCTATTCCGACGCGGACCTCACGCGCCTGCTCAACGGTCTAGAGATGGGCGATGGAGTTGGTCTTACTGACCCCGATGATGTTCCTGCTGCCCCGCTTAAGACGATCACCAAGACCGGCGATGTGTGGTTGCTCGGTCGCCACCGCGTAGTGTGCGGCGATTCCCGCGACGTCGACGTGCTGCAGTCGGCCGCCGGCGGCAGCTCCGCCCCGATCGATGCGCTCTGGACCGACCCGCCCTATGGCGTGGACTACGTCGGCAAGACCAAAGAGAAGCTGACGATCAAGAACGACGGCGCGGACGGCCTCTCGGAGCTGCTGCTTCATTCGCTGCAGGCTGCCCGCACGGTGCTCCGCGATGGGGCTCCGTGTTACATCGCCCACGCCGACGTCATGCGCATGGTGCTCGAGCAGGCCGCGATCGACGCCGGCTACCTGGTGCGCCAGAACCTGGTATGGGTCAAGAACACGATGGTGCTCGGTCGCTCGGATTATCACTACAAGCACGAGCCGATCCTGGAGGTCGAACCGCTGCCGGCGGCCACGCCGGCCCCCGAGGTCGAGCCCGAACCCGAAACCATCACGCACGAGCCGATCTTGTATGGCTTCAACCCTGGGGCTCCTGGCCGCCTGGGCCGAGGCGGCGATGCCTGGTATGGCAACAACAAACAGACGACCGTGTTCGAGGTCGCCAAGCCTGCCGCGTCGCGTGAGCATCCCACGATGAAGCCCACCGAGCTGATCGTAAAGCAGTTGCGCAACTCCGTTATTCGCGGAGGCACGGTGCTCGACATGTTCGGCGGTTCAGGCTCGACGCTGATCGCCGCTCACCAGCTCAACCTTGAGGCTCGCCTGGTGGAGCTGGACCCGACGTATGTCGACGTGATCTGTCGCCGCTTCCAAGAGCACACCGACGTCATGCCGATCCGTGCGTCCGACGGGATTGCGGTCAGCTTCGTACCCGAGGCCGGCTAATGGCCGGCGCGGCCGCAGGACGCAAGGGCGCTCCTGCGAGCTTGCGCCTAGTCGGCGGTCGCAGCGATGGCCGCGACTCTGGCGGTCGCGAAGTGACGGCTCCGCCGCCCTTTGATCGCAATACACCCACGAAACCGGAGGACCTTTCGCCGGTCGCGGGCAAGATGTGGGATGAAATCGTGGCCGTGCTGCCCCAGTTGAGCCTGCTAAAGCCTCTCGATGGCTTCGCCCTGCAGGTTGGATGCGAGACTTTCGCCCGCTGGCACTCAGCTAAAACGATGCGTCTCGCGCAGAGCGGTGCTGGATTGCTCTCGAAAACCTCGCAAGGCGCCGGGGTTTCTCCCCTGGTGCGCGTCGAATCCGAGGCGTCGCGTGAGTTCCGGGCCTGGTGTTCCGAGTTCGGGCTCACGCCGGCGGCCGAGGTCAAGCTCTCGGCCTCCGTAGAGGCTGGCGACCGTGGCGACTTATTCTGATCTGACCCCAGACAACGACGCGCAGATGCCGTCGGCGGCTATCATGCGCCGGCTAAAGATATCACCCGAGGTTGCCTGGTATCTGGTGAGCCGTCGCATCCCGCTGCCCGACTCTCCGCCGCTGCACAAGACTCCCGAGCCCCGCCGCGTCAAGGGCTCATTCTTCGACGTCGATCGCGTCGATCGCGTCATGCGTGTGTTCCACGCGCTCCGCCACACCAAGGGCCGCCTTGCAGGTAAGCCCTTGGACCCTGACCCCTGGCAGATCGCGTATGCCATCGCCCCCACTTTCGGATGGGTGCACAAGGACGACGAGGGCGAATGGGTCCGCATCATCACCTCGCTGTATATCGAGTTACCACGCAAGAACGGCAAGTCCACCATGGCCGGCGGTTTCGCAATATATCTGACTTGCTCGGATGGCGAAGAGGGGGCCGAGGTTATCGCGGCCGCGACGACGAAGGACCAGGCCGGTTTCGTGTTCGCCCCGGTTAAGAAGATGGCCGAGTCTGCGCCGGCGATGAAGGGCAAGGTTCGCGCTCTGTCCAACACGATCTACCACCCCCGCACCGGCTCATACTTCAAGGTTGTTTCGAACGTCGGCGACGCACAGCACGGCGCTAACATCCACGGCGCGATCATCGACGAGCTGCACATTCACAAGACTCCGGACCTGGTCGAGACGATCGAGACAGGTACGGGCTCGCGCTCTCAGCCCCTGGTGGTCACGATCACCACGGCCGACGAGGGCAAGCCGAACACGATTTATTCTCGACGGCGCGAACGCATCGAGAAGCTCTCTAAACGAGTGTTCGCGGATCCGTCGACGTATGGTGTCGTGTTCGCTGCTGAGCCCGGCGACGATCCTCATGCGGAATCGACCCACCGCAAGGCGAACCCTGGCTATCCGATATCTCCGACTCGGCGCTACATGGAAGGCCAATCACTCAAAGCGAAGCAGTCGCCGGCCGAGATGGCGACGTTCCAGCGCCTGCACCTGGGAATCCGTACCCGCCAGAAGACGCGTTATATCACGCTCCGCGATTGGGATCGCAACGCCGGCAGCGCGCTCGCCGCCGACGATCCGTCGCTGTTCCACCAGGAAGCCTGGGGCGGCATCGACCTGGCATCCGTCTCGGACCTCTCGGCGCTCTGCTGGCTCCTGCCCCGCGAGCAGCAGCTCGGCGACCGCACAGTGACTGGCTATCGGGCTCTCTGGCACATCTGGGCACCCGAGGGAGCGCTCGAGGCGCTCGACAAGCGCACGGCCGACGCCGCTTCGCTGTGGGTGAAGCAGGGGCACCTGGTGCTCACCGAGGGCGACGTCACCGATTATGACTTCATACGCGATCAGATCCTGCGCGACCTTGACTTCTATGATGTGCAGTCGATCGGCTTCGACCCATACAACGCCACGCACTTGACGAACGAGCTGGCCGCTGCAGGCGCTCCGATGATGAAGGTGCGCCAGGGTTTCATCACGCTCTCTCCGCCGACGAAGGAAGTAAACCGCCTTCTGCGCGTCGGCCGGCGCGACTCTCCGATGATCGAGCACGGCGGCAACCCCGTTGCTCGCTGGGCACTTGATAACCTTGCAGTTGCGACCGACGCCGCCGGCAACGTGAAGCCCGACAAAGAGAATTCAGGTGACAAGATTGACCCCTTTGCTGCTCTCGCCACGGCAATGTCCGAGGCCCTCACTCGCGCTGAACGCCAGCGATCCAGTTACAGTGAATCGAGCGGCATTGGCTGGGCATAGGAGGTTCGAATGTTTCGAGGTCTAATTGGCCAGACGGTAATCGTCAACCTGAAAGGCGAGCCGGCCGCTTTCCGAGGCACCCTCACTCGGCGTGGGATCTTCGCAATTCGGCTCTCTGATGTCAGTGTGCTAGAGCCGGACGGCCGCACTCCTACTCTCGAGGGCCACGTTCGAATCCCCCGCCGCAGCGTTTCATGGATCCAGGAGCTGTAAATGCCATACCAGACAACGGGCGACCCGATCACCTTTGGCTCCGATGACCCGAAGGCTGGGGCTCTGTCGATGTCGACCTCGCTCTCGAGCTACTCCGAAACTTCGACGGACCCGGTGCGCATGTTCGCCCATCGCGACGCTTTCCGAACCGTCGCCGAGGCGATCGCATCCGCGATGGCGTCACTGCCATTCGACCTCTACGAGAAAGACCCGAAGGCCGGCCGCGTCAAGATCGCGGCCGCCGACGACCTCGTCGCGAGCGTGCTCGCGCAGCCCTCATCAACTGTCACCCCCTATCGCTTCGTTGAGTCGCTGCAGCTCGACTTCACCTTGCACGACCGATGGGCATTCCTGCCGATGAAGCAGGACGACGGCACCCTGAAAGCGATACGTCTCCCAGCTAAATGGGTTTCGTTCGCAGTGGACGGACTTCGCGAGATCACCGACCTGGTGCTTACTACTCCGAACGGCAAGAAGCTAGTCATCCCCATCACCGAGGTCGTGTTCGACGTCGGTTACGATCCCGACGCATCAGGCAACACGACCTCTGGCTATTCCATATCGCACACGCTCGAGGCGTCATCGGCCGAGCTGGAGCGCGGCGCATACTATCGAGCCAAGCTTCTCGCCGGCGGACCCAAAGTGCCGATGTACATCAAGCGGCCGAAGGATGCTCCTGCCTGGGATAAGAACCTGGGCCGCTCTCGCTTCATCGAGGACTTCAAGGCGTACTCAGCAGAGGCCGCCGGCGGCGTTCCCATCCTCGAGGACGGCATGGAGCTCGCGGCCGCGCCGCAGCTCATCGCCGACCAGGGGCAATATAAAGACATGCGCCTGGCCGCGCAGGTTGAGTTCGCGATCGCG